GGTTTTGCACCTGGAAAAGCAAAGGCAACTGGTGCTACTGGGCCTACTGTTACTAGGGGTGCTACAGGTCCTACTGTTGGCAAGGGTGCTACTGGACCTACCGTTGCTGGTGCCACAACAGTTACATCTGGCAAGACTGGTGCAACCGTTGTAGTAGACGGCAAAAAAGTCAAAGTCGGTGGCGAAAAATGGAAAGAAATTATCCAAGAAGAATTCGGTTCACTATGGGATATTTACAACGACAACGCTGATGTAAAGAAAGTTATTGACAAATCCGTAGCAGAAGGCTGGTTCAACGACACCACCAAACTGAACGCGACATTGCAAAACACCAACTGGTATCGAGCCACCCAATCATCAGTACGTCAATATGCCATCAACAAGTCATCTGACCCTGCAACATTGGATGCGACAATCAACCAGTCCGTTGCTGATTTGCGAGCCAACACGCTTGCGTCTGGGGTTGTGTTGTCTGATACTACGTTGCGTACCTTGGCTGAAAACAAACTGAAGTTTGGCTGGTCTGAACAGCAGACAGCGAACGCTATTGGTTCTGAAACGGTAGCTACTGCTCGTCTTGGTGGCCCGCAGGCTGTTGCTGATTTGCGTAAAGGTTCTGTCGGCACAACCCTTCGAGCCATCGCTGATAACTACGCACAGAAACCTACTGACACGATGCTTGATATGTGGGTTGCTGAAGTTATGCAAGGCACTAAAACGCAGGAACAGTTTACTGACCTGATGAAAACACAGGCTTCTACGCAGTACCGTTCTCTTGCTCCTTTGATTGAGAAAGGTCAGGATGTGAAAACGGCTGTGTCTATGTATACCAATGCGGCACAGAATGTTTTGGGGGTTGACCCTAATACTGTGGATTGGTCACAGGATAAATGGAATAAGGCTTTGAATTATCAAGACCCTAAGACCAACGAGTATCGTCAGATGGATTCGTGGGAATGGAATCGTTATCTCAGGTCGCTTCCGGAATGGCAGGAAACTGATGCTGCTAAACAAACCTATCGTCGTGCCGCTTTCACATTGGCACAAGCATTTGGAAAGACAAGCTAATGGCAGCAGTAGATGAACTAAAAGCAATTCTGGACTATTTTGGTTTAAGTTCTTTGACTGGTGTTTTGTCACTTAGATTGCAAGAAGACGATACGTTGGCAGACAACAAAGATGTTTTGTTGAACTCCATCCGTGACACCCCAGAATACAAGCAGAGGTTTAAAGCTAACGACATTCGGCGTTCAAGAGGGCTGCCAGAACTATCTGCTGATGACATTGTTAATCTAGAAAATTCTTTTAGAGACACGCTCCGAGCCAACTCCCTGCCCCGTGGGTTTTACGACACCCAAGACGACTTTGCCAACTTCATTGGGTCTGACGTTTCCCCACAAGAACTAAACGCTCGTATTAGCCAAGGCTACAACGCCGTACTCCAAGCAGAACCAGGCACCAAAGCAGAACTACAACGCCTATACGGACTCAACGACGGAGACATTGCCGCCTTCTTCATAGACCCCGAACGGTTCAACCAGTCAGACGCAATCAAAAAAGCCCAAGCCGCACAAACAGCATCAGAAGCTCGCCGTCAAGCAGGCATCACCCTGACTACCCAACAAGCAGAAGCACTAGCAACTGAAGGTGTCACAAGGCAAGAAGCCCAACAAGGTTTCGCAGCCATCGGCGCACAACAAGAACTGTTCCAAGCAGGTATGGAAGGCGAACAAGCTATCAGCCAACAAGAACAAATCGCCGGAACCTTCGGAACTAACGCTGAAGCACGACAAGCCATCGCACGTAGACGGCGTTCACGTCAAGCAGGATTTGAAGCAGGTGGAGGATTCGCCGCAAGACAATTAGAACAAACAGGTTTAACCACCATCGGTGAATAACAATGTGTTATAGTAATACCGATGCCGATGGCAAGACTTACTGATAGCCCCCCTAATCAGTAACGAAATAATGGGGTGTAACAACTAGCAGCCACCACGTTCCTCCGATGTGGTGAGGGCTTAAGGAGAGTGCAATGTCAGATTTCAATGAAGATTATGATTCAGAGATAGACGACCAAATGGATGTCGAACCCAAACAGAATCCTGTACGGGCAAGAATGAAACAGTTGGAAAAAGAAGCCAGTGAACTACGCAAACAAGTTGCAGAGTTCGCCACAGCCAAACAAGAACTTGCTTTCGTGAAAGCTGGAATAGACACCAGCAACCCACGATTCAAATACTTTGTCAAAGGCTATGACGGTGAATTAACCCCTGAAGCAATCCGTGAGGCCGCCGAAGAAGCACAACTAATTACACCCCAGACAGATGACTCCGACAAGCGAGCCTGGCAGCAAACCAATAAAATTGCTGCTGGAAGCGAATCGGCACCACCACCTCCATCTTGGAACAAGCGTATTAGTGAAGCCACTTCTGAAGCAGAGGTCTACAAGATTTTTGAAGAAGCACAAGCACAAGGCATAGACCTTTTTTAACCACTTCTATTCAATAAGGAAAAACTAAAATGGCTGATTATTACGCAGCAGAAACCGGCACAGCAAACCTACAAACAGACCAGGTGGCATTTGAGAAGTTGGCATATTTTGCCCTTCGCCCAGAAATGTACTTCGACCAGTTTGCAGATGTTCAAGCCACAAACGCAACCAACCCAGGTGCATCAGTTAAGTTCACAGTATTCGCAGACCTTGCAGCAGCAACCACTGCTCTTGGCGAAGCAGAAGACGTAACCCCTGTCGCAATGAGCGATAGCCAAGTTACTGTCACTCTCAACGAATACGGTAACGCAACTGTAACGACAGCAAAACTTCGTGCAACCTCGTTCCTCCCTGTAGACCCAGTAGCCGCACAAGCAGTTGGTTACAACGCTGGTTTGTCAATTGACACCATCGCTCGTAACGTGCTTGAAGCAGGCGACAACGTGATTTACGCAACAGGTGGAGCAGTTGACCCATCCAGCCGTACAACCGTCAACGCTGACGACACCCTCTCATCGAACGATGTTCGTCGAGTTGTCGCACAGCTTCGTGGCGCAAACGTACCTACCATCAACGGTTCGTATGTTGGCTTCATCCACCCAGACGTGTCTTACGACTTCCGTTCAGCAACAGACGCAGCAGCTTGGCGTACACCAGCTAACTACGTCAACCCTGAAGGCATCTACAACGGTGAAATCGGTATGTTTGAAGGAGTCCGTTTTATGGAGTCGCCACGTGCGCCGAAGTTCACTGACGCATCAAACAACAGTGGTTCCAGTGGAACAATTGACGTATACGGCACACTCATTATGGGCCGTCAGGCTCTTGCCAAGGGTATTTCCCTCGGTGGCGAGTATGGCGCACAGCCAACAATTGTGTACGGAACAGTGACCGACCTTCTCAAGCGTTTCCGACCAGTCGGCTGGAAGCACTTTGTTGGTTACGGTGTGTTCCGTCAGGAAGCATTGCGTCGTATCGAGTCTGCATCAAGCATTGGTACAAACGCCTAGTTCCCGACAAGGAATTGATTAGAACCCCATAAAGGTTCAGCGAAGCCCCTGCCCATTTGGGTGGGGGTTTTTGCTATCCTATGTGTATGGCAACATTTATTCCACCGGTTGACCCGTTTGTGTATTGGGCTGAACCAGGCGAAAGAGGAATCTTCGCATATATGAACCCAGGCAAAAGAGGCCGTAATGTGTTCAAATTAACTGATGGTTCTTTCACAGAGTCACAACCTGGCGACCCATCAATTATTTCTATTACTTACCACGGTGGTCACGTTCATCCGTTGACTGCTGCTGAGGAAGCAGATTTGATTGCTGCTGGCTATGGGGATTACATTGAAGCATAGGGAAGACCATCCGAATTTGGATGTTGAGGGTTGTTTTGCTTGTAAAATTACAGGCATACAGGTGGGGTCTAATTCGACTACTACTCGTGGTTCGCAGGTAGCGAAAATCAATGAGCGTGAAAAGGGTTGGAATAAAGATATGCCTGCCTATAAGCGTCTTCGTGAGCAGGGTTTGCAACCTAGACAGATTGATGGTGCTTCT